TACGCCGCGCAGAGAATTTTTGCACACAGCTGATGCTGCTGATGCAATTGTCGCCGCAACTGCTATTGATGCGCCTGAAATTAATATTGGTAGCGGTGTTGACATTGAGATATTTGCACTAGCTGCAAGAGTTGCTAATGTAGTTGGGTGGAAGGGTAATTACAAGTTTGATATTACCAAGCCCGACGGTATGCCTAGAAAACTGCTTGACACAAGACTACTAAATGATATACAGTGGAAACAAAAGATAAGTCTCGATGATGGTATTGAGCAGCTTGTGAAGGAATATAATGATGGTCTTGCTAAAATCTAATAATCCACTGCTTAGAACTGCCAGTGAAGATTATGATTTCGAAAATTCAGAAATTCCTCCTCAGGCATTATATGACCTTCTGCGGAATAAAATGTGTGAACTTAAGACTCTAGGTTTGTCCGCGCCTCAGCTAGGCATCATGTATCGGGTCTTCGTATTTGGTAACCCAGACGAGCCTGATAGCATTATGCCAGTATTCAATCCTAAGATTGTTAATTTTGGTGACGATAGTGTTGTTTATGAGGAGCAATGCTCGACATTCCCTGGATTATTTTTGAAGATCAGGCGACCAACTACCATTCGCATGAGATACACAAATCTCAATGGTGATGTTGAGACTCATAATTTTCAAGGTATGACCGCAAGAGTGGCTCAGCATGAAGTTAATCATCTTGATGGTGTCCTCTTTACCGACAAGGCAAATCTATATCATCTACAGCAAGCCAAGCGCAGAAAGCTGAAGATGGATAGAGTTCGGAGGGCCAATGATCGACAAGCTGCTGTGTGATGAGCTGGCTAGAAATTCTAATGATACTGAGTGCGCTATCCTCCTCTCTGGTGGGGTGGATAGTCTCTCGGTGGCTTTCGCGGCACAAAGGTTAGGTAAAAAGCTACACGCTTACACATTCAGATTGTCTGGTAGCACTAGCTACGATTCCGATAAGGCCCTACACGCCGCAGAGGTTATGGGTTGGAAATGCACGACAGTTGAGGTTAGAACTGATAAGCTAGAAGAAGATTTTATTCGTCTGGCTCATGATATAAAGTGTATCAAAAAGACGCATTTTGAATGCTGCTTTCCTTTCTTGCATGTATACCCGCACATTGAACAGACTGAAGTTCTAAGTGGTTGGGCTGCCGATGGTTATTATGGTATAAGCAAGAAAGCGGTATTGCACTACTCGCAGACTAAAGAAAAGCTTGATGAATTTAGAGATGCGTATTTTTCTGATGGTTCACGTGCAGGTTACAACTGGCACAAGCGCATCGCCGATTCCCACGGTAAGAAGTTCATTACGCCTTATCTGTCTGATTCTGTTAGTGGTTTTTTCTATTCCATGGATTGGGGTCAGCTCAATAAACCCTACCAGAAGCATCATGTGGTCGAAGCATTCAAGCCAGAATTTGATCGCATAGGTAAAGTGAAGAAGCATATCAATCTACAGCTCGGCTCTGGTATTGATGAGCTGTTTGAAACACTACTACATAATCCTAGAATTAATTTCAAGAATAGGATTAGGGTCATGGATATGTGCAGAGATTGGGCTGGTAGTGATAGCTCTGATCCTACTCTGGATAAGTTTTTCACTTAGCCATTGACAATATTTCTGATAAGGTATAATATAGCTGCATGACAAAATATCAGCCATACACGGTTCAAGATGTTCGTAACAGTTCCGCGCGCGAGCTGTTTACTGTGGTATCCACCTTTGCAGGTGGTGGTGGTTCTAGCACTGGCTATCGCCTTGCTGGTGGTAAGGTCATTGCCATCAATGAATTTGTTGAAGAGGCCATCAAGACCTACTCAATGAATTTCCCCGACACCAAGATCGTGCCTGGTGACATCAAGGGTATCACTGGCGCAGACCTTCTGGCTGCTGCTGGTTTGAAGCCGGGTGAGCTTGACATTCTTGACGGGTCGCCGCCTTGCTCTGCATTCTCTGTTGCTGGCAAGCGCGAGAAGGGTTGGAACAAAGAAAAGACTTACAGTGATGGCAAGAAGGTCGAGAACATCGAGGATCTGTTTCTCGAATTCATTCGCATCGCTAGCCAAATTCAGCCCAAGGTTATTATCGCTGAGAACGTGAAAGGCATCACCATGGGTGAGGCCGTCGGTAAGCTAAATGAATTCCGAAATGCTTTTGAGCAAATTCCGCCTGGTTATTTTGTCACATATCAAGTATTGAGCGCAGCCGACTTTGGTACGCCTCAGTCGCGCGAGCGCACATTCTTTGTTTGCATTCGACATGACGTTGCAGACAAGGTTGGTATTCATATGTTCAATGCACATGATACTGTTTTTCCCAAGGTCAACAAGCAGCGCCCTGAACATATTTCAATCTCAGATGCATTTGAAAATCTTGTCAATGACCCTGAGCAAGAAAAGATGCTTGAGGATTATGTGCAAAATTGCTGGCAGAAAAAGTGGGTCGAAATGCTGCCGCTTAACCCAGTTAAGCATACCAAACCATCAATGCCTGAATTCCGCGATGTAAATCCTAAGGCCTCGCTATTCAATATGATTCGCCCCGCACCACATCTACCTAGCCCGACTGTGACGCAGGCCGGGCAGAAGCGCGGTGTATCTGGTGTGCTTCACTTTGAGAAGAATCGAAAGCTAACTGTGCCAGAGCTAAAGCGGGTCATGGGTCTGCCTGATGATTATCAGCTAAGTGGTTCATTTGATCAGCAGGCTGAGCGAATTGGTCGCATGGTCGCACCCAAGATGATGTCCGCGCTAGCGACAAACATCTATCAGAATGTTTTGATTCCATACCGCTTATGATCACAGAATATCAACCATATGTTATGCAGGACGTGCGTGATTCTTCCGCACGTCAAAGATTCAAAGTAATTTCCACCTTTGCTGGTGGTGGTGGATCATCGCTTGGTTATCGTTTGGCTGGCGGTAAAGTTTTGTGTGTCAATGAATTTGTTGAAGAGGCCATCAAGACCTACACGCATAATTTTCCCGATACCCTTGTTATTCCTGGTGATATCAAAGAGCTAAAGGGTAAGGATCTAATGGATCCTGTAGGTATGAAGCCGGGTAAGGTTGATATCCTCGATGGTTCACCTCCTTGCTCTGCATTTTCTCTTGCTGGTAAGCGCCATAAAAATTGGAACAAGACCAAGCTTTATAGCGACGGTAAGAAGGTTGAGAATATCGAGGACCTGTTTCTTGAATTCATTCGCATCGCTAAAGATATACAGCCAAAGGTAATTATCGCTGAGAATGTCCGAGGGCTTACCATCGGGCGAGCTGTATCAAAGCTGAATGAATTTATTAATGAATTCAAAATGGTACCGCCTGGCTATCTTGTGACATATGACGTTCTAAGCGCCAAAGACTATGGTGTGGCGCAAGAAAGACCTAGAACTTTCTTTATTTGCATTCGACAAGATGTCGCCGATGCGGTAGGACTTCATATGCTCAATCTAGCACATGAGGTTATTCCGAACCCAACTTCACGTCATATCACAATGGCCTCTGCACTATCTGACGTAGCCCTTGACATGGGTGAGGTACAGATGTTAAAAGATTACGTTCAGAATAATTCTGAGAACCAGAGACATTGGCTATCGATTTTACCTAAGAACCCAGACAAGAGAGTTAATCCATGCTCACCCGAAATTCCGACAGAGCTAAATCCCGACGAGAATTACTTTACTCTAATCAGGACATGTGCGAACATGCCATCACCTACCCTGACTGCAAATGGATCGAAGCGATCCGGAGCGGGGCTTTTCCATTGGGCAGAGGATCGCAAGTTTACGATCAAGGAACTAAAGCGCCTGCAGGGGCTTCCTGAAGATTATGAATTGACTGGATCATTTGATCAGCAGGCCGAGCGAATTGGTCGCATGGTTGCACCAAAGGTTATGGCCGAGATTGCTAATCGAGTTTATGAACGAGTGCTAAAGCCTTACAAGGAGATTACATCATGACCAAGTTTACATTTGCGACCCGCGACGAAGGGTTTGATAATCACATCAATGCATCCATTCGCCACTATGGTGATCTTTGGAATGATGTGCTTTCTATGTCACAGTATTTCGTTGAAGACGATACCAATGTGGTCGATATTGGTTGTTCGACCGGCAAACTTCTAAAGGCGATGATCAAGCAAAACACATTTGCTCCGAGCGCCAACTATATTGGTGTTGAAATCGAAGAAGATTTCTATGATGGCTTTGAAGAAGATATGCGGTATGCTGAACTAGGTAAGCGGCTTAAATATGAGACTTGTGATGTGCGAAGCTATTATTTCAATGACTGCTCCCTTGTCACATCTATCTTTACGCTTCAATTCATGCCTCAACGTGATCGTCATGATGTTATTGCGCGCATCTATGATGGTCTGCATGAGGGTGGCGCATTTATCTTTGCAGAAAAGACTGTGGCTTCTTCGGCACGCATTCATGA